TTAAAACCTCCTTGGTAGCGCTAAAATGACCTTTGCGACAATAACAATACTGACCAGCTCTGCCTTTGTGAGATGTATTGTTTCATACGCTGGGTTGTCATTCTTGATATATACCCCGCCTTTCATGTCGAGTTGCAGGCGTTTGACTACCATGTGTTTGTCTAAGCGGATGACATAGACACCATCAGATTCGATAAAGGTGCTAGGCTCCAGCCCCTGGTGAATACGCCCACTAGGATCTTTATAGAAGAAGGTTTCTACTAATAATTTATCCCCTTCCTTGATTAGCGGCTCCATTGAGTCGCCTTTAGCATTAACCATCGCTAATCTTTGTGCTTGTAAGCCTTCCTTCTCTATCCAATCACTACGAAAAGCATAACGGGTATTAACAATTTTAGAAGTAGTATCTTCTTCGCTAGATACTTCCTTTTGAATCCTAATATTACTGACATAAATAAAACCATCAGCTTTTTGGATGTAGCTATCCTCAATATGGTCAACGGTAAGTTTAGGGCCCTTGCCACTAGCCAACCATTCAACTCCTACTTTACCACTGCGTGCTATTGCGATGAGAGCCTTGCGAGATGGATCGCTTTTACCTGATACATACTGCCGCATGGCGGTTTCTGATACGCCAGAGTCAAGCGCAAAAGCGCGGATGCTTTTATGGCCAATTATAGTTTTCAACCTATCAGTGAAGCCGTCAGAGTTGTTTTCATCATTCTGACCAACTGTCAGATTAAAAATTTTATCGTCAGACATTATTTATCCTATTGAAAATAAAGAATTAAACCAAATAGAGATGATATATTCAACTCTGACCATCGTAATAGCGCTTTACATGCGCGTTATAGCGATGATATTTTGTGTCAAGGAATAAAACCTAAACACAATTTAGAGGTGAAAAATGAATCTAGGCAATCTGAAAAATCTTCATACCAATTCACACAGAACTACTGACTGGGAAAGCTGGGAAATTGTGGCCGCTTTACGTAGCAAAGGAACCAGCTTAGCCGCAGTCTGTCGAGCGGCAGGCTATAGCAATAAAGGCACATTATGGAATGCACTTGCCCGCAAATGGCCAAAGGGTGAGCGTATTATTGCTGACGCCATTGGTGTTGAGCCTGCGGTTATTTGGCCTAGCCGTTACCCACATCCTAACAAGTCAGAGAAACTCACACAGTCTAGCACATCTATTTGTGATAACACACAAGCACAAGGGGCCGCATGAGCGCAATAGCGATGACCTCTGTTTATTTATTGCAGAACAATGGTAGTCAAGTGATCGCTGCTTTCATAGCGGCAAGATCTGGCTTTGTTTGGAACACTCTTTTTAAGGCATAAGCCAATGAGTAGACGCAACTGGAAAAAGGTAAGAGCCAATAGCCTGCGCCATGCAATGGAACTGTGCTTAGAATTTGCTCGCGAAAGACAAAACCTTTCTGTAGATCGTGTTGCCGACCTTATGGGGTTGCCTAGCAAGTGGACATTATATAAATGGCTTGAAAATGGGCGCATTCCGGCTGTGCTTATCAGACCGTTTGAACATGCCTGTGGTGCGGATTATATGACCCTATATCTTGCGGCTTCGAGTAATAGATTAGTAATTGATATACCTAGTGGCCGCAAGGCCACCAGTGGTGAAGTGAATGAGTTACAAGGTTCGTTTAGTGAGGCAATGGGGTTACTGATCCGTTTCTATCAAGGGCAGAGTGCCGCCACAGATACGATTAGCTCACTTAATGTATTGATGAGTGGAATTGCGTGGCATAGCGAAAATGTTCGTAAGGCAGAGTCCCCTGAATTGTCACTGTTTGAAGGGGAAGTTCATGCTTGATATCTGGCTTACCGCTAAAGAATTGGAAGATTTTCCTGAACTGCCAAAGACTGAAAGTGGTGTTATTAGGCGAGCGAAACGCGAAGGGTGGATATGCCGCAAGCGTGAAGGTCGTGGCGGTGGTTTTGAATATCACCTCAACAGTCTACCACTAGCCGCACAACAACATATTCTGTCGGAAAAAACTAAAGCGCAGATCGCTAAGAAGACTGAGCAGGCTAAAACGCTGCACGAGAAGTTTTCTGGCGAGAAAAAAAACGCCTCTAAGGATGAAAAAACCGCCGCATTACGGTTCATGAAAGGTTGGAGTGAAGTGCGTAAACACCGTTGCTTTGTGCGCTTTGAGGTGATGAATGCATGTGAGAGCTATATTCGTAACGTCGCGGCACTAGGCGTAAGACGGATGCAGGCCACTCGCAGCTTTGTGGAGATGTTTAATGCTCGATCCTTGCCTTTTGCGGATGACATTTATACCACGTTGCATGGCAACTTGAGCGTGGTGAGCGTGCGCCGTTGGCGCAAGGCTTATCAAGAAGGTGGATTGGTTAATTTAGACAGTCGAGCCAACCCTACCAAAGATCAATATCTGATTGAAACCCAAGCTGAAATGAAGGACTACTCTGTTGCTTTTCTTGCCGCTTTTCCTACTGCAACGGCAGGTAAGTTACTCAAGGCTATTAAAGAAGACTTTAAGGATAGCGAGCTACGTATCCCTTGCGTTCGTTCAACAAGACGTTGGATGGAATGGTGGAAGGCAAAGCATTCTAATCTGCTTGAAAGCCTGCGTAATCCGGATGCGTGGAAAAATAACTACCTATCAGCTTTTGGTAGCGCAAGTGAAAGTGTTCATTATCTTAATCAACTGTGGGAAATGGATGCGACACCCGCGGACTTGCAAGTCACGCTACCCGATGGCTCAAGGCGTCGATACCACATTACGGGATTGATTGATGTGTATTCCCGCGCTCCCAAGCTGCTAGTGACTGAAACACCCAGAACTGAATCAAACGCCGCGTTGCTGCGTCGTGCCATTTTGACCATGGGCAAGCCGCACAAGGTCAAGATAGATAACGGTAGCGATTACGTGTCAATGGGAATGATGGCGGTACTGCATTCACTTGATATTGAATATGAAGTTTGCCCACCATTTAGCCCATGGAAGAAGCCGCACATTGAGCGTTTTTTCCGCCACTTTAGCCATGACTTACTTGAAATGAAATCAGGGTTTATTGGGCATAACGTCGCTGAACGTAAGGCGCTTGAAGCACGTAAAACGTTTGCTGAACGCCTAATGCAAAAAGATGAAGTGATTGATGTGACTATGACGCCAGAGGAGTTGCAAAAGTTTTGCGATGACTGGGTGAATAACGTCTATATGCACAAGATCCATAGCGGTATTAATGCTACTCCGTTTGAAATGGTGAGTAATTTTAAAGGTGAAATTATCCGCCTCGATAACGAGCGCGCGCTGGATATGTTGCTGTCGGTGCCAACACAGGGAGGTACTCGTACGGTAAATAAAACCGGCATCAAAATTGACAACATCATTTATATCGCCGCTGAGCTTGGGCCTTATATCGGTCAACAAGTGCGCATTCTATATGACAAGGATGATCTAGGCCAAATAGTGGTGAATCACTTAAGTGGGGAGTTTTTATGTATCGCGTTTAACGCTGAGTATAAAGGCATTGATCGTGCGCAAATTGCCGCAGAAGCCAGACATTTACAGCGTGAAGATATCAAACGTGCCAAGAAGGAAATTAAAGCCGCTAAGCGTAAGTACAAGGTACGCGATGTGGCAGACAGGATGATGGCCAGCGCCGCTGTTGATGCAGGCAAATTAGTGATGATGCCTAAGCGTGGCAGTGAATTTACCAACCCAGCGATAGAAGGTGCAGTACAGGCAAGCGATGCACTAAGCCAGAAGGAAAGCGCTATCCCGCCTATCACCCAAGAACACATGGATTCGCTGCGTGATTTGATGCGTAGCGAGCAGAAGCAAAATGAAACTGAGGAGGATCGTTTTCGCCGTTGGCTAGATTTGAATGACGTGGTGCAAGCGGGTAAATCACTAGATGAAGTGAACCGTCACTGGAAAAAGAACTACGAAGCGACGTCTGAATACAAGGGACGTTACATGGTGTGGGAAGACTTTGGCGACAGTGCATTCCGCTAAAAACGTCTGCCGCCAAAACCTAAAACAATAAAACGGAGTGAATTATGAAACACAAAATTATCCCTGTCAAAAACGTGGCTCGCCTAGCGAGTGCCTATCAGGCCCTGGAGAATCGCCCTCTTAATACCCCTGGCATGGGATTAGTATGGGGTGACACAGGCCGAGGCAAAACCACCGCAACTACATGGCTTATCAATCGCTGTAACGGCATATATGTGCGCGCACTAGCGTTATGGAACGCGTCATCCATGTTGCGCGCAATTGCAGAAGAGTTGGATCTTGATCCTAAAGGAACCCGTTCCGCTTTAGAGGTGCGCGTAATTGAAAAGTTGGCAGAAACCCAGCGTCCACTATTTATAGATGAAGCGGATCACATTGTGGGTAACGAGCAAATGATGGAGACATTACGCGATATCCATGACCTATCAACGGTGCCTGTGATCATGATTGGTATGGGGCAAATGCGTAAAAAAGTAGCCCGTTATGCACAGCTTGAAAACCGCATTATGCATTGGGTCGAGTTTTCCGCTTGCGATCACGAAGATGGTGTCACGTTAGCGCGGGGTATGTGTGAAGTAGAAGTTGAAGATGATCTGTTAAATGAATTGATTGACATGACGCGTGGCGAGGTCCGTCGCCTCGTCGTAGGTCTGGCGCAGATAGAAGATGAGGCGAAAGTTCAAGGGCTGTTAAAGATAGGTAAAAGCCAGTTTAAACGCGATTTCTTCCTTGGGCAGAGACCTAACGCTAAAGGAGGACGTTAAACGTGATGAAGCGTCCTTATCGGATGGGTTCGCCCAAGCAGAAGATGTGGCAGTCGATGCGCATTATGCGTTGTTTTACTCCTGTGGATATCGCCCAAACTGCCGAGGTTTCTATTGCGTATGCGTGCGCCTTTATTAGCACGCTGCGCCGCGCGGGTTATCTCAAGCGTCAGATGAACAATACAGGCCAATTTGCGGCACATCAGCTGTTAAAAAATACAGGGCCACATGCACCACGTCACTGGGTTAAAGCGCGTCAGGTTTATGACGTGAATCGAGGTGAAGTCCATGAACTGGGTTGATGAGTTACGTATGGCCAGTGATCGATTAGGGCGAAAAGAGCTGGCAAGGCGTATTGGCTATGGCCCTTCGGTGATTAGTCAGGTGTTGAACGGTAAGTATCCTGGTGACCTTGCCCGAGTTCAAGCACAGGTAGAAGGTGTGTTGATGCGTCGAGCTGTTGATTGCCCGATGTTGGGAGAGATAACGCTTGATGTATGCCAAGGACATCAGTCGCGTAAGTTTTCAACTACCAACACCATGCGGGTGCAAATGTATCGAGCCTGCCGTAACGAGTGCCCACATAGTACACATTGTAAGGAGTGAGTAATGAATAGAAGTGAGCGAAAAAAACAGCGCTGTATAAAGGCCGTTAGTGAGAGTTTAGATATTCTGTATGCAAATGAGCCCATTGACACAGTTCATTACCTATCAGAACTGTTAGTTTTGTATGCAACGACATACCTGAACTCGGGAAACTGCCGCCATGCAAATGCGGGATGGATGCCCATACAGATTTCTGGACGCAGAATAATTACGATCCATGGCCCGTGTTCCGTACCCATTTCATTTCCAAAAGCAGAAGTCAAGGAGTAAGACCATGAAACACCAAAACCCTAAATTCGATGTGATTAGTACGCTACGGCTGCGCGGTATGAAGGTGATCCACTCTGGTGTAAAGGTAGTGCAAATTGACTCTCCTACTGCCGATTTTCGCCGAGTGGCAGTGGATATTATCGAGAACTTTAAAGGTATTCGTCGTAGATGTCATGCTATCCAATTCCATGGTGTAACCGTGCGTTGGGAGGAATAACACGATGAATCAACCGTTACTCGATGCGATTAACCAACATCAAAACCTACTTTTCATGGGCTGTGGCGGTACGGATGATATTGAAACAGGCATTGAACTGCTTGAGCTATTGTCGTCACTTATTGATGAAGCCAAGGATTTACACGCTATCTCACCAAAGCACATTGTTAGACAACTGAACTGCATTCAAATGCTGTTATCCGTAGGTTTAACCCAAGTTCGTGCCCTCCAAACCGCCCAACAGTAAAAACGCCCTGAGCGCCATTTTAAGCAGTGCTAGCTTCGACTGCTTATCATGGCGCACTTTTTTTTAGTTAAACGCTTTAAGAAAGATTTAAACGGGATTTAAACGCTATTGCACTTGATGTTGTCACCACTGTTGCTACGATGGCAGTTATCTTTTAATCCTTCAAACTAGGGTGGATAAGTTCCGATGGTCGACATAGCAATGGTAAGTGCGGCTTTAACCAGCATCAAAACGGCAACAGATGTCGCGAAACTCATCAAAGATGGTGAGAAACAACTCGATCAAGCGGAGTTTAGGCTTAAATTGGCCGATCTGATTGGTAACTTAGCTGATGCAAGGATTGAAATCGCCAGCATTACCGAGCTATTAGCCGCTAAAGACGCTGAAATTAGAAGCCTTCATGCGCAACTCGAATTAAAAGATAACCTTATCTGGGAAGAGCCATTTTATTGGAAGATTACAGATGGTCAAAGAGATGGACCTTTTTGCCAACAGTGTTTTGATGCCAGTCATAAACTCATTCGCTGTATCAATAAGGGCTATCAGAAGGGTGTTTGGAATTGTCACACCTGCAAATCTATGGTGGTTGATGATACTTACAATGAGGAGTGGGCCGTTTAACCAGTGGTGTTCGACATTTCGTTTTTAAAGGTTATATGGAAAGTGATAAAAATCTGATTAATCCCCCTAGTTATTCTGTTTTTCCAGCCATCATAAAGGCAATTGATTTCCTGAAACCTTTCTTACCCTGAAATGTTTTGGGGTAAGGTGTAATGGGTTCCTAAGTTACTCACTCAAGGAACACCATGATTATCTCTGCTGATATTCTAAACAAGTTAAAGACAACATTTAGCCAAGACTTTGAAAAGGGTAAATCACTCGCGGCTAGCCAATATAAGCAAATTGCCACCATAGTCCCTTCCTCCTCTAAGTCCAACACCTACGGCTGGTTAGGCCAGTGGCCTACATTTCGAGAGTGGATTGGTGAGCGCGTTATACAAAACTTAAAAACCTACGGTTACAGCATCACCAATAAACCCTTTGAATCAACAATAGCCGTCAGTCGCGATGATATTGAAGATGATGACACAGGTATCTACTCGCCACTGTTTGAAGAGATGGGGCGTAGCTCTGAGGTCTTTCCTGATGAGTTACTCTTACCCCTGTTAGATAGTGGTACATCCAACCTTTGCTATGACGGTAAACCATTTTTTGCCACTGACCACCCTGTATATCCCAATACTGATGGTACTGGCGATGCGGTTGCTGTCAGTAACTACAACGATGGCGGCGCTTCTGCTGGGCCTGCGTGGTTTTTACTCGATACCAGTCGCGCCCTCAAACCCTTTATTTATCAATCTCGCCGTGAGATGCAGTTTACAGCAATGACCAAACCTGACGATGAGTTCGTCTTTCGCTCAAATGAGTTTCGTTTTGGTGTCGATTGTCGAGCTAATGCTGGCTATGGTTTTTGGCAAATGGCTTATTGCTCTAAAGCGGAATTAACTGCCGCGAATGTATGGGCAGGAATAGAAGTGATGAAAGCTTTTAAAGCCGATGGCGGCAGACCGCTAGCGATTAAGCCAATGTTATTAGTCGTTCGTAGCAGTCAAGAACGCGCCGGATTAGAAGCATTAAAAGCCACCTTCAATGGCGGTGATAGCAATACCCTCCATGGTCAACTGACGCTGTTAGTTGCTAACTATCTCTAAGGCAGGGTAAATGATGAGAAGCATAAACGAACAAATCGATAGTATGACTACAGCCCAGTCGAACATCTTTAAGTCTAAATGGCCTGAAAACTTAGTGGCACTGAGCGATGTTATTGATGCCTGTTTAGCTGAAGAGAAAGTCGTTGCTAACAAACTGACTGAGAAAATCATAACCTCTATCGCATTTTATTTGGGAGGGAGAGATCTCTACCTCCCCAATGGTAAGTCATTAGAGATGTTTCTTCGCAACTTACGCATCTACCAGGAGTTTAATGGGCGAAACAAGGCGGAACTTGCCCGAAAATACAGCATGACAGAACGAAATATCGACAAGATCACAGAAGATTTAAAGGCACTTTATCGTTATGAACGCAATAAGGGCGCAGAATTCAAGGGGAAATAAAGGATCTAGCCCAGACGCCGGCTGTGCTGACAGCAACTACAGGGCATTGAGCCGAGTCTCCCCCTGAATCACTTGAACACAATGTAAACCAAATTCGAACACTGAACAATTAAACCGAGGTAGCTATGACATTAATTGAAGCGATTAACGCATTTAAACAAGCCAAAGCCGAGTTTGAACAAAAAACTGCACTAATGGTTGAGTTGCGAAGTACTCGTTTACCTGAATTACGCCAGCGCTTGAGTTCCAATAACTTCAGTATGCAGCAAGCTCAACGCCAAATGAGAAATGCCGTAACAGATGAAGATTTTGATGCTGCTAAGCAACAGTATGCTCAAGCTGAAGCAACTTATAATGACTGTGCCCAGTTAATCACTAACTGTGAATCTAAACTGAGTTTTTGGGGAAGCACAGAAAGTAGTTTGTTTCAACGTAAGGTAACTGAGGCCCAAAACAAAATGTGGGATCTAAAACGAGACGAAGTACTCGCATCTTTCCCTGAGCAGTTACCTGACAATATCCGCTTAGGTATTCAAAAACTCGCCAGCATACATACGTTAAAAGGTGGCAATGGTATTTCCACTTATGGCAACCATATCAATCAAATCTACAGCGAGATTGATCGCGTAGAACTCGCAACAACAAAAGAAGCCATGCTAACCGAGATGGGGATCTAGTCTCCGGCAGAAGACCAGGTGTTTGTGGGTGTGGGGTAGGAATTGGTCTTCTGTCTTTTGTCAGTGAACGTTGCTGACCCGTGGGTGATGATTGTGAGCCCATCACCCATTTTTTTATTGAATTGGAATAGTTACTCACATTGTTAAGGTGATATGAGATGAATGATTTAAAACTTGCACTGACATTAACCGCCGACGGCCGCCAGCTGGTGACCGTGGTTGGTAGTGCTAAAAAAGAACTCATCGGCTTAACGGGTGAGTTACAGGCCACAGGCACAGCGAGCAAAACAGCCGCATTAGGATTAGATACGACGGCCAAGTCTGCGGATGTGGTACAGCATAATTTTGCTGGTTTGTACCAATCGGCTATTGCGTTAGCCGGAGGGCTGGCAACAATGGCAGTCGTTGATCGCGCAGATGAATGGGGGCAAATGGCGTCACGGATGAAGATGGCCACCACCAGTGCGGCAGAGTATGAATATGCGCAATCGCGCATGGTGGCCAGTGCTAACCAAACCTATCGCAGTTTGACCGAAACCCGCGAAAACTTTACCCGTATGTCGCCCATTTTGCGCGACCTTGGTTATAACCTAAACCAGTCCATTGATATTGTGGACAGCTACAGCGCCTTGCTAGTGACCAACGCCGCAAGTGCGGATAAAGCACAGCAAGCCCAGGATGCGTTATCCAAATCTATCCAGTCTGGCAAAGTGGAGGCCGATGCTTGGCAATCTATCTTTGGGGTAATGCCGAGTATTCTCAATAATCTCACTGCAGCCACAGGTAAAACGGGCGCGGAGATCCGCTTATTAGGTACCTCGGGTAAGTTGTCGATTACCGACCTGACCAATGCCTTGCTGCAATCGCACCAACAAAACCTTAAAGCGGTAGAGGATATGCCAACCGCCGTGAAGGATGCTTTAACGGCACTGAATAACGTCTATAGCGATTGGATTGGCAAAAGCAACGAAACCTATGGTGTTACTGCTCACCTTGCCAGCGGGATCGTTAGCTTAAGTGAAAACTTTGGCACCTTATTAGATGTGGTTGGGACAGGTGCGGCTGTTGCCTTAGGGCGAGGAACCGCCGCCCTTGGCACTCATGCAACGAGTTTGATTGTTACTGAAATCGCGAGTTCTAAAACCCGAGCAACGACCTTGGCCGCAGCATTAGCAGAAGAAAAACGGGCCCTTGCACTGAGAGCTTCGTCAATTTCGGCAGGTCAAGCCGTGGTCGCCGAGGCAAGGCTTACTGCGGCGCGTCAAGCGGTGACTGCTGCAACCACTTCAGCGACTTTGGCCGCCAGAACATACAACGCGACGATGGCATTATTTGGTGGTCCCGTTGGTATAGCCGCTATGGCGGGATTAGGGCTTCTTTACTGGGTTAGCGGCGCTCGTGATGCAATTAACTCAACCAATGAGTTAGGCGATTCAATGGAAACATTGGTCGGGAAGTATCAGCGATTATCAGAGCTTGAGCGTCAATCCAAAGTGCGTGTACTTGGTACTGAAATGAAGTCATTGCGGGATGAGTTGATTGCAACATCCGCAGAGATCGATAGGCTCAATAGAGAACCTGCATTTGATGCTTGGGGAGGAATGACGGGTAATTTTGACCAAATAGAACGGCTAAAAGCTCGGGCAGAAGAATTAAATAAACAGCTAGATCTTGCCAGTAAAAAGCAGCAAGCCTTATTTACTGTCGGAATGCCCGAGATCAATGCATCACCTGGTCCTATTATTGATCCCAATCTCACTAAGACAGCGGCTGAAATGCTGGTCAATTTGCAAAAACAGTTAACGCTTTATGGTCAAACCTCTGAAGCGGCTAAGCTGCGTTATGAGCTAGAAATGGGGGCGCTTAAAGGGCTTGATCCAATAATGGCCGACAAGCTTTCAAAAGTTGCTGCTGATTTGGATGCAGCCAAAGCTTCAGAAGAACAAACCAAGAAAAATAAAGATGCTGAGAAGCAACGCGAAGATCAACTTAAAACCTTACTGGGTGCTATTGACCCTGTTACCGCTGCGGCCAAGGAATATGCTAAGCATGAGGCGCTATTAAAAAGCCATTTTGAATTGGCTAACGTGCCGATTGCTGAGCGTACCCGCTTGCTGGCGCAACTGAAAAACCAGTATGAAGCGACAACGCCATATAGTCAGTTGCGAAACCAACTCGATCCTAAATATGCTGAAGAACAGACACATGCGAATAATTTAGGAGTTATCGATACCGAAATTGCCAAAATTCCCGAGGATGATATAGCCAAACTCACTTACTTAAATAATTTGAAGATTGCTGAAAATGAGCGCTTTGCTGAGGCCATGAAAGCCATTAATAAAAGCGTGGTTTTTGATTGGGATCAGATGTGGAATGATAGCGTGGCACGAATGGCACAAGGGATTGGTAGTGCTACCGCCGATGCTATATTTGAGGCCAAGGATTTTGGTCAAGCCACACAGCAAGTACTCAAGGGCGTAGGCAAAGCAGCCGTGCAAATGTTGGTTGAATACATGGCCCAAAAAGCCTTAGCTGCGGCCTTTGATAATACTCTCATGGGCAAAAATGCAGCAGTGGCAACGACTACTGCGGCAAGTACAGCTGGATCGGTGACAGCCTCAATGGCACCCGCAGCAGCAACCACCTCGATCGCAACCATGGGTAGTGGTGCAATGATAGGTATGGCTGCTATGGTGGCCGCGATGGCTATGCTACCCCGTATCATGGGTAAGTTTCACGGCGGGGGAACCATACCCCGTGAAGGCACCTATCTCCTCGATGGTGGCGAAACCATTTACACCCGCCGCCAACAACAAACCTTGATGAATGCGATGCAGGCGAGCGCCAATGGTGGTTCGGGTGGCCGCAGCGTTTTTATCCAGCAAAGTAATACCATTGTGGTCAAAAACGATAGTGATGCTCAGACCCTCGAGGATGTGCTGCCACAGCTTGTCCAAATGACAAAATCGGCGGTGGTGGATGACCTTAATAACCGTGGCGAGGTGTTTCGAGCACGTAGATAATTAATTAAAGTGGTGAACAAAGGGATGATGACGATGAGTTACCATCCTTTTTTACCATAGAGAAAAAGCCACTAAGAACAATTTAGCGAAACCCGCATCATTGATGTGGCGTGGTCTATCCAGCGTAGTGACTTGCTACTGATGAGCAGCTAAGGAGTATCGTTATGAATAGTGTTCCTCTAATCCACCTTGGATCACGCCCTGAAACCATGTCGGCTTCGGCGTTATCTCGCTATCTTGCGCTTTTTGAAACAATTCAAGTAAAGCGCCAGATTCAGCCTTTTGTGACAACAAGCGGTAACGTTCAAGCAAGCGATGTCCCATGTTTCCTATCTGATGATCTTCAAGTGAATCGATCAGGCTAG